GGAGCGGGCGCGGGCGCCGCCGGTTGGCTCGCGCGGCTCGGCGCGGTCGCCCGGGTCGCCGGCCGGTTCGGCGGCTTCGCCGCGGTCGGCGCCGCCGTGGCGGATCTGCCGAAGGTGTTCGGCCCGCTGCTGAACCGGGATCCGGTCGAGCAGGAGCGGCAGCGCCACAACTGGCGCGACCGGGCCACGATGGAGAACGTCCCCGCGGAGGGCGGGGCGGCGTGGGCGGAGAGTTGGGGTGCGCTCGGCCGCCGCCTCGCCGGCCTCCTCCGCCGCGGCGACGACGCGGCGCGGGGGCGGGACTCGCGGGAGGGCGGGCGCGACCGGGGGCGGACGCCGGAGCAGATGGAGCGGCAGCGCCACAACTGGCGCGACCGGGGCAGAATCTACGAGCCGACCGACGAGGGCGAGCCGAGCGAGCCATCCGCGCGGAGGGAACCCGCGTGGATGGAGGGTTGGGGCGCGCTCAGCCAGGAGCTCATCGAGCTCATGCGCGAGGACAACGCGCGGCGGAGGCGGGGGGCGCGCGAGTGGGAACGGGAGCGCGAGCGCGAGCCAAACCGCGAGGCCAACACGACCGTCAACGCGCCGGTCAACGTCACGGTGCACGGCATCGCGGACGCGGACGAAATCGCCCGCCGCGTGCGCGAGGAGGTCGAGCGGATCATCGAGCAGGCCGCGGCGCGGCAGCGCGCGGCGCTGCACGACTGAGGTGGAGGGCGCGGGCGTGGCGCATGTGATGATGGCGCTCGGGAAGTACCGCTTCTCGATCGACTCCGCCGCCTACCAGACGTTGCAGCGGTCGACCGCCTGGCGCTGGCCGGCGCAAGAGCGCCTCGGCCGCGCGCCCGCGCTGCAATACCTCGGGCCGGGCGAGGACAAGATCGCGCTCAGCGGCACGATCTATCCGCAGTTTCGCGGCGGGCTCGAGCAGATGGACGCGCTCCGCGAGGAGGCGGGGCGGGGCGAACCGCTCCTCCTCGTCGACGGCCGGGGCAACGTCCTCGGCCGATGGGTCGTCGAGCGCGTAGGGGAGACTCAATCCGCCTTTTTCGCGGACGGCGCCCCGCGAAAGATCGAGTTCACCCTCGACCTCGTCCGGTACGGCGAGGACGGCGAGGAGGGATCCGAGGCGAAGGTCGCGACGGAGGCGTGAGGCGTGGCGCGGTATCGGACGAGCGACGGCGACGAGCTCGACTGGATCTGCTGGCGGCACTACGGGCGCACCGCGGGCGCGGTCGAGGCGGTCCTCGAGGCGAACCCGGGCCTCGCCGACCGCGGCCCGGTCCTCCCCGCGGGGATCGAGATCGAGCTCCCCGACCTCCCCGAGCCCGAGCGGCAAACCCTCCCCCGCCTCTGGGGATAGGCGACGACGATGCGCCCGGATTTCCGGATCGAGAGCAACGGTCGCGACATCACGGAGGCGCTGCGCGACCGCCTCGTCGAGATCCGCGTCTCCGACGAGTCGGGCAGCACGGCGGACACGCTCGAGATCACACTCGACGACCGCGCGCACCGCATCCCGTTCCCGCCGGCCGACGCCGAGTTCCGCGTCTGGCTCGGCTACCACCCGCCGGGCCCGCTCCCCGCGTACATGGGGCGCTTCCGGCTCGACGAGGTCACGATCTCGTCCGGGCCGCGGAGCCTGGTGATCCGCGCGAAGGCGGCGGACATGGGCGGCGGCTTCCGCGAACCGAAGACGCGATCCTGGCACGGCAAGACGATCGGTGAGATCGTCGGGGCGATCGCAGGCGAGAACGGCATGGCGGCGCGGGTCGCGCCGCGCCTCGCCTCGATCCGGGTCGAGCACATCGACCAATCCGAGGAGAGCGACGCGGCATTCCTGACGCGGCTCGCCGGCATGAACGGCGCGGTCGCGAAGCCCGCGGACGGCAAGCTCCTGTTCGTCCCGCGCGGCGAAGGGCGGACCGCCTCGGGCGAGGCGGCGCCGACGATCGCGATCGCCGCGAAGGACTGCGTGTCGTGGAAGGCCACGTTTTCCGAGCGCGGCCAGTTCTCGGCGGTCGAGGCGTACTGGCAGGACCACGACGGCGGCGAGCGGCGGGCGGTCCGCGTCGGCGCCCCCGCGCGCTCCGGCGGAGGCGCGTCGGGCGCCGACGCGGACGACGGCATCGGGGGCGACGGCGTCTATCGGGACGCCATGATCTACGCGAGCGAGGCGGAGGCGCGGCGCGCGGCGGAGTCCCGCCTGGCGCGCGGACAGAGCGGCAAGGTCACCCTCGAGCTCGATCTCCCCGGGCGACCGGACATCTTCGCCGAATGCCGCGTCGCGCTCGTGGGCTTCCGGCCCGAGCTCGACGGCAACTATTCGCCGAAGACGGTTGAGCACTCCCTCACGCCGCAGGGCTACACGACCCGCGTCGCCGCGGAGGTCGGCGGCGAGGGCGACGCGGATTCCGACGCAGAGGATGGTGACGAGGGATGATCGAGGACGGGGGTGCCCTGGCGCTCGCCGCGGGCGGCGGCGCGGCGGGGCTCGGCGGCGCGGTGTGGGCGGCGCTCCGGTGGCTGTTCCACCGGGTCGAGAGGGGCGACGAGGGGATCCGCGAGAAGCTCTCGAGTGACGTCGGGGCGATCCATCGGCGGATCGACGACACGCGGAACGAGTACGTGCGCCGCGACGACTACGCGCGCGACATGGCGCAGCTCCGGACCGACGTCGCCGGGATCCGCGACGACGTCCGGGCACAGGGCATCTCGATCACCGCACGCCTCGACCAACTGATCCTCTCCCGTGCGATGGGCGGGGCCGGAGGCGGGGACAGCAGGGGCGGCTGACATGGCCGCGAGGCATTCGCGCGGCGCGCGGCGCCGCCCATAGCAGAGGAGCGAGCGAGTTATGTCTGAGCGCAGGCCGCCGCTGTCTTGGCGCAACAACAACCCCGGAAACATCGAATACAACCGGGTCAACGACTGGCAGGGCCAGATCGGGCCGGGCGAGGGCGGGCGGTTCATACGGTTCCGCACCCGCCAGCACGGCTGGCGCGCGCTCGCCCGGCTGCTGATGACCTACTCCGAGCGGCACCAACTCCGGACCGTGCGGAAGATCATCGGCCGCTGGGCGCCGCCCGGCGAGAACCCGACCGAGGGCTACGTCCAGCGTGTCGCGCGCGACCTCGGCGTCGGCCCCGACGACCTGATCCGCGTGCAGGACTGGCAGACCATGCGGGCTCTGTGCTGGGCGATCGCCATGCACGAGGGCGGGAACTGGCCGTGGCCGGAGGACGAGCTGGACGAGGGCTTGCGGATGGCCGGGTTCGATCTGCCGGCCGAGCCGGCGACGCAGACGCCAGAGGTGCGCGTCGGCGGCGCGGCGGCCGCAGCGGCGGCGGCCGGGGTGGCACTGCAAGAGCTTGGGCCGCACCTGCCGATGGTGGGACAGTTCGTCCGCGACTACGGCCCGTGGGGCGCGGCCGTGCTGGTCGCGCTGGTCGCGGGCTGGGCGGCGCTGCGGCTCTACGGCCGCCGCCGCGCACTGGCCGACGCATGACGTGGCTCGCGGCCCTGCCGGCGTGGCTCTGGCGCTGCGCCGTGGCCGGCGCCAGCACCCTCGGGCTGCTCGCGCTGGCGCTCTGGCAGGCGCGGCAGGCCGGGCGGCGAGAGGCCGAGCGCGACGCGCTGGGCCGCGACCTCTGGCGAGCGGGAGAACGTGCCAATGCGGACGCTGACGCTGCTCGGGCTGCTGATCCTGCTGGCGAGCTGCGCCAGCGGTGGCAGCGGGACTGACTGCGCCGCGTGGCGCCCGATCTACGTCTCGCGCGCGGACGTGCTCACGACCGAGACGGCGCGCGCCATCCTTGCACACAACGAGACGGGGCGGCGCATCGGGTGCTGGTAGCCGCGGCGCTGGCGCTGACGCTGGCGATGCGCTAGACGCTGGCCGAAACCGCCCGCGGCACGATCCGCACCGGCCGCCGGGCGCGCGCCGCGACCAGCCCCAGCACCGCCGCGTGCGCCCCGACGCAGGGCCAGCCGAGGGACTGCGCCTCGTGGTCGTCGCCGGCCAGGCCGAGCTCAACCTCGCCCTCCGGCGGCGCGCCCTCGATCAGCGCCAGCGCCTCGCCGGCGGCCCGCTCGATCCTGGCGTAGAGCGCGCGCAGCTCCTCGACCGCTCCGGCCGGCGTGGGATTGCGCCCGGCGCTCCAGGATTTCACGGTGTCGAGCCGCACGCCGTGAATGGCGGCGGCCTCCCGCTGGGAGAGGCCGCACCGGTCGAGCAGCAGGGCGTAGGCCGTCTTCACCGGCGGGTGCGCACCATGGCGAGCCCGTCGCGGCGCGCGCCCAGGGCGTAGCCGGCGGGGAGCGGCGCGTCGGCCAGCAGCGCCGCGACGATCGCCGGAAGGTCCGGCGAGTGCCAGACGTGGGTCACGTCCACCCGGACGCCGGGCCGCGTCGGGAGGCCGGCGTACGAGGGGTCCAGGTCGGTGGTGAGGACGCGCGGCGAGGTGCCGGAGATGCGCGCGCGGACCCGCGTGGGGCCGCGGGAGATCGACCCGTCGGCGGCGATGGTGAGGGCGGCGGGGAGGGCCATCGCTCAGCCCCCCGTCCGCTGGGCCGCCGCGGCGGCCTGGAGCTGCTCGATCAGCGCGGAGGCCCGCGCCGCGGTGAGGCAGGCATTGGTGTTCGACCAGCCGTAGCCCCACTCCTGCGGGGTGCTCCCGGTCTGCTCCATCAGGCCGGCGAGGAACCAGGTCTGCTTGCTGCTGGCGGGCCGGGCCTCGGCCAGCGCGGCGCGCCGGGCCGCCGCATCGAGCGCCTGCACGATCTCTTTGCGGGTCATCGTGGTCATCGTGGCTCTCTCCACCGTCCAGCGGGCCAATCCCGCCGGGTATGCGGGCATCATACACGCCCGGTGTATCGTGTCAACAGGTTTTTGGCGCCAGCCCAGCCGCCCCCGGAAAACTGCCCCGAAATCCCTGTCCTGCATTCTATTTTGGGGGCAATTTTGGGGGCGGCCCGCAGCACAGAGCCCCGCCGCGGCCGGGCCCGGAGCCGCGGATTCCGGCCGTTCCCGCGCGCGCGGGGCCGGCACTCATAAGGACGGGGGCGGTTTTCCAAATCGCGCGTAACCCATTGATCCGTCGTGCGTGGTTTTACAGCCCGATCACCCGGAAAGCTGCGGAAAACCGCCAGCGGCATGCGACTGAAAATCGCAGTGTCGGTGGTTCGATTCCGCCCCTGGGCACCATAAAATCAAGCACTTAGCAGACACGCCGAACGAGTTTTACAGCACGGTTTTACAGTCTGCCCTCCGCGACCAGCCGATCCATGGCGTCCTTCGCCAGCCTGCGGCGGTTCGCCTTGCGCACGTATCCCTCCACCATCGCCAGCGTCTCGTGGCCGGTGATGCTCTGGATCTGATGGGGGGTGCAGCCAGCCTCCGCGAGCGCGCTAGCGAGGCTATGCCGGAGCCCGTGGAAGGTCAGGCCGGGGCGCACCAGCCCCTCGGCCTCCAGCGCCCGCAGGCGCCGGAAGAACAGGGCGCGGAACCCCTCCACAGTCAGGGGCCGACCGCGCAGCCCGGTAACGATCGTCTCGGCCCGCCGGGGCGCGGCGTCCAGCAGCTCCCGCAGCCGGGGATGGATCGGCACCTCGATCTCACCGCCGGTCTTGGCCTGCCGCCCCACGATCATGTCGCCACGGAGCGCCGCCCATTTCCATCCAATTGCATCGGATTCGCGCAGCCCCACGAACGCGCCAAGCGCAACCGCCAGCGCGAGTGGCGCCTCCAGCCGCGACAGCACGACCTCAAGCTCGTCCTCACCCCAGCGGCGATTCGCTTCCGGCGCGTTTTTCGGCCGGCGGATGCGCTGCACGTTTTCGCACGGATTCGGTCCCTTGCAGTGTCCGCGCGGCTTGCCCCAGGCCCATACTGCCGAGAGAACTGTCACCACATAGTTCGCCATCCACCGCTTGTGCGTGGTGAAGCATTTGTCCCGCATTTGCAGGACGAAGGGCGAATCGAGCCGATTAAGCGGCATCGCGCCGAGCGGCTCCAGATAGCTGAATACCCGGTCGTAACTCTTGCGGGTGGCGGCGCTCAGTTGCTCGCGCCACTCGGGAGACGCCTTATACTGGGCGATCAGATAGCCCAGGGTTCCGGGTATAGGCCCCCTGCCCTCGCGCCGCTCGTGCAATTCATTGAGCCGCTGCACCTCAGCGATGAACTCAGCCGTACCGTATGGTGCAGTGATCCGCGTGCCGGACAGCCGATGGTAGTAATAGACGCGGCCCTTCGCCGTAACCCTATGGACGTGCTTCACGCGAATCACCGCCATTGGGGAGCATTCCGAGCCAATCGGGCTCCCCGGCCCTGTCCTTCGCCGCCCTGGGGCCTAACAGGGTATCCAGCCACTGGTCGAGTTGGTGCCGGTCCCACAGCTTCCTCGCCCCGATCGTTATCGGCGTAAGCGGGCAGTGTGCGGCGAAGTGGTTCGCCGACACGCCGCAGTACGCCGCCGCCTGATCGCGGGACAGCAGCCTAGGCCAGTAGGGCAGCCGCCTCAACAAGCCGCCACCTCCTCGCGGGTCAGCAGCGCCTCACCCGGCATTTGCCCACTCCTGCGCCAGCGGCTGAGCAGGTCAAGCATCGCCGGTCTCCTCGTAGAGCACCACCCGGCGCAGGCCGAGCGCGCGGAGGATCGCAGCGCCAGGCTTGCGGCGCCCCTTGAGCACGTCGCAGACGTACTGCGCCGAGATGCCGTGCTGTTCGGCGAGCGCCGCCTGTCCGCCGGCTTTCTCGCACTCCTCGCGCAGCTTCGCGCGCACCCCCTCGACATTGAGGCAGAACGAAATGGGGCTACGCTTGCGCCGCGGCGGCGCGTCACTCGGCATCGGGCGGCTCCGGCGCGTTGGCGATTTCGAGCAAGACATCCCCGTGGCAGGGCCAGTCTGGGGGGCACCAGCAGACGAGCGTCTTGCCGCGCAGGGTGCGTTGCGCGAGCAGGCGTAGCGCGCCGGGCAGCGTCGCGCGGTAG